TTCAACAGGTCTTTCACATTCTTGACCGATAACCACATCTTCCCTGTCCTTAAGATCTCTCATTTGAAGGCAATCAGTTTGATCGGTAAATAACTCCCACCTTTGCTTCTTACCCCATGAATCGTTAGAAATATTATCTGCTTTCCAGGTATCAACTTCGAGTTGGGTTTTAAAGTTACAATTCCCGCCGCAGGGACTTTGCCCATCTGACATAGTAACAGTGACCGCTATTTCGGCGTAGGAAGTTAAACTTAATAGCATAAAAATTAAATATTTCATTATTTTATCCCCTCAATGGTTACATAGTTGTAGGTAGCATCAGTATGTGGGGTAAGTGCCCCGCCTGATCCTTGGATCGGTCTTATGTCAATATAGTCGCCCTTGACTAAATCTAAAGTCGTACCTCCGGAGACAGAAAGGAATATCGACGAAGCTGAGGTTGCCGGTAGTTGTTTATATCCAAGGTTGGAGTGGATTGCCCCGTTCTTCCATAAAGCTATACCTGCTGTTTCTGCAATCCCCCATCCAGTTGTTGTTGAGAATAACAGGTTTGTTTTTACGGAATACTTTGAGGTTACTGGTGCCGTAAACTTCCAAGCAGCTCCAGTAGTAACAGCTCCATGAGTGTCATACTCTAAATCTTCAAAATCCATTATGGTTGATGCATTATCAGGGATACTAGGAAGACCATTATTACTAGAAAACCTAGCTGCAACCGTTTCGGTTTCAAGAACTGTTTGAGGGGATGCTAATTTAGCTCCACCAAAAAAGGAACCACTTGTGGATGCTCCTACAAAGGTAAGCGCCCCTGAAAAAGTTTCTATAAAGTAAGCTCTTACTGTATCTCCTTTTACTAGATCCAAAGTTCTACTACCCGATTGAGTAGGTTGCATTATAGATCCAGGTGTTGCTTGGTATTCGTACCTAAAGAGCCTATGGTTAACAGAACCATTAACCTCTAGATCCATAGCGACTACTTCCCCCGCCGAAGGAGTGATAGAAAACTCCATTCCTGCATTAAATATATATTTGCCTGATTCTGGTATTGTAAACTCATAGGTAGATGTATCATATGATGCGGTTGTATCGTAGGCTTCTGTATCAAAATTTAAAGTACCGCTACCCGAAATAACTTGATTTGCCGATCTTGTTGCTAAAAAAGATACTTCCCTACCGCCTAGGTCTTGGCTCATTCTAGCCGTCGATTCCCAGCCAACTATGGGCACTCTATAAGTTAAAGTTACTATATCACTAGCTCCTACAGTAAAAGGAGTAGTTATATTTACCGCTGATGATTGTGCTGTAACAGCTGAATCGACCATAACTCTAATCGCAGTTGTGGAACTATAGAGGGCATGTATATCCCAGTTATTCCCGCCAGATTCGTATATAGTACCTTTTGCATTAATTGAACCTCTCGTGCTAGTTCCACCTGGTAGCTTGGCCGTGTCCATAACATGACCGGATGGCAGGTTTATCGTTAAGTCGGCGGATGAAGGTGCTGATGAAAGAGTCAGGTTTACTGAGGCTACAAGAAACTCGTTTTCCCTCCAGTATTTACCAACATAGGTTGTACCATTCCAGGAACCGGTTGTGGTTAAAGTCCCTAAGTTGGTAGCTATTGAGCCAAATGCTAATTCTGTAGGACCAACGGCGACTTGATCTGAGTAAGCTGAAAACCCGGTAGTGTTAGTAGCATCAGTTTGCATTACAATTAATCTATAAGAAGTTGAATCACTTGCAGTTTGGAATTGGAAATAATGAACGCCTTTTCCACTCTTTGTATCTTCGCCATTAACTCTTATGATATTTGTGTTCGTTTTATCGTATATAAATACTTTTACTTCATCATCGTTGAAGCCAGCATCAGAAAAATCATACCAAAAAGATCCTACTAATTTACGTGCCTTCATCCCAGAATCAATATCAAAATCAACCGAGCAGCCATGTCCTTGAACATCACTGGCTGCAGCGACAATTTTCAAATCCCCTGTTAATCTTAAGGGAGTCGTAGTATTTCTTGCACATGTCCAGTTAGCGTTTCCGCCACCAGTTCCATCTACAGGAACAGTGACAGCACCATCATCAAATGCAACCCAGTTACCTACACTTACTTCAAAGTCACTATCTTTAGTATCTTGTAAATAATTAATTCCGCCAGAACCAGAACCACCAAGATCACCCCAACTACTATTAGCAAAACCTTCAAACGATTCAGAATCAGAGTTGTATCGGATATCTCCATTAGCTCCCGTCGGTCTTTGAGCTAAAGTACCATTTGGTAAACCTAGAGCGGTAGTTGAGACAATATCTAAATCACCCGTAGTTAAATCACCTTTTATAAGATCAGCAATATTAAGTTCGGAACTTGCTGTGGGTGAACTAGTCGAAATATTATAACCAATTAGTATATTATCTGAAGCTGTAGTTGATGTAGTCCCAGTATTATAACCAAGCATTAAGTTTCTACTACCTACTGTTATATTTTTACCCGCTTCAGAACCTAAAGTAGTGTTCCCTGCTGATGTGCTAAATAGATCCTGCAATCCGTGATAACCGACTGCTGTATTATTAGATCCTGTAAGATTACCAGCACCACTACTAGCGGTAGAAGCCCCAAAAAAACTATTGTTATTTCCTGCAAAAACTTTTAGACCGGCTAAATTTCCGACTCCAGTATTATTTACACCTACTGTGTTAGTAGTAAGAGCACTCCCGCCTATCCCTACGTTTGCGTTAGTAGTTAAATCATCTGCGGCACCAGCACCACTACCCATGAATACAGAACCTCCTAGACCTGTTTGGTCTATCCGTCCATCATCATCAATAACAACAGAAGAGTCCTGGATTAGTTTCCCAGTGGTACTATCCCATCTTGCGATGGCGTTATCAGTTGAACTTACTCCACCTGAAACAGAACCATCTATATCGCCCCAAGCGGAACCATCGTATCCCTCAAAGGCCGTAGTCGTTGAGTTAAACCTGATCATACCGCTATTAGGAGAACCACTTCTTTCACCTGTCGTTCCTACTGGAAGATCAAGTTGTCCCGTTCCTGCCATTAAAATATCGGCTGCAGAAGTAAGCCCGTTTATAGAAAGATCACCATTTTTATCCCAGGAAAATAAAGAAACCGCTGATATTTTAGCGTGATCTTCAACTGGGTTAGTGGATAATCCGTTTCTAGTTCTTGTAATTCTAATTAAAAATTCTGCCCCTACACCTACTGCCCATGAAGGAATATCAGCCTCAAGCCATACAACAAGACCAGTATTTCTAAAACCACTCGTACCATCGATAGGTGAGAAAGTGGCCCAAGTTCCTGATCCAGTACTGTACTCAAATGTAGGTTGTACGTTTTGTGAAGCGGCTGTCTCTAATACAAATTCTAAAGTTTCAAATTTAGAAGCATCTCCAAAAGTTATAGAGTCATTGTCAGCTACAAAGAAGTCTACGTTGTTAGCTCCACCAGGGTCAGAAGTTGTCCAAGCAGTTATGTTATCTACTGCTATGGTTAAGGCACTATCCATATCTATGAATGTCCCTGACTCTTGTTCTATTACATTTACCGTTGGTCCAACACCAAGAGCGTATACGGTTGCTGATCCTTCAGTCGCTAGGACTTCCATCCCGTAAACATCCCCACCAGTAGCTAAGGTTTCATCTATGTTTACAAGTATTGCAGCCTCGGCAGATCCAGCAGCTAAAGCTCCCGTTACATAATCGATATCTAAAGCTTCATTTCCTCCGAAACCAGCAGCGTGCATATCAATTTCTAGCGCATTATTATCGGAGGTTGTTGCTGTGTAATCTATTATGGTTTCGCCATTAGAAGTTAATGAGTCTACCGTAAGAAGACCGGCTGCACTTAAGCTCATTTTAGAAGTTGAACTTAAATTATGTGAATCAGTAACATCGGTCCACCACTCAAATCCAAAGTTTCCATCTACTGCATTTACTGTTTTATTATAACCCTCGTTGTAGATAACCATAGATTCGGCTATTCCAGGAACGGCTGTATATCCACTACCTACCATAGAGATTGATGATCTATGAGAAGCATCGTTTAACATTGTGTATGATGTACTCGCCGAAGTCCCTGCGTTTTGATTTACAAGTTGGTACCTGACTATACCATTATGGTCACTAGCTAATGTATGATGTTCTATGTCTATAAAGATAACACCTAGAGAAGCATGGACTCTCACAACTCTAGCAATCTTCATTATTCCTTGTACCCCTGTAGGATGTGTAGCTGTCAATTGACCTGCTGTAGAATCAAGATACAAATCATCACCTTCTGTATATGAAGAAGTATCTATTCCCGATAACTCTCCAAAATTTTGGAAAGTTATAGTGGCGTTATTTGCACCTGCTTCAGTAGCGACGGCGATAGCATCGATTTTTGAAAAGTCATTATTAATGGCAAGACTAGCTTCCATCTGATTTCCGGTTGCTCCATTTATGTAAACAACTTCACCAAGGGCAACACCGGCTGCTTCATCAACTCTTGCTGAGAAAGTTACTGGGTGCTCTTCTAGTGGAGAGGCTTCATCCCAATTTGCAATATCTCCTGCGAAAGTAGCCCCTGCAGTATGCCCTGTGTTTGCTATCCATATTTTAAAATCTGGTGTTGTATAAACAAAGGCCCCTGTTCCGTATGTTGTTCCGGTTAACCAGGCAGATAAACCCGTCCCAGAACCAGCACCTACCCAAGATGCTCCCGTCCAATACTCAGTTGTAGCTGTGTCTGTGTTGTAGACACAAGATCCGGTGGCGGGGGAAGATATTGCGTCCCTTTGGATTTCAGTCATTTTTGGACAAGGTATAGAAGACTCGGTGGTGGATTGAACTATAAAAGTCGCTCCCGCCTCTGGTTTCGTATTATCCCCTATGGCTATTGTCCCAGGAAATAGGGTGTATTTTGCTTCAACCGAACCGATTAAGGTCAAGGTCACGCATAAAAGTAGTATTAAATTTTTCATTGTCGCTCCGTCTAACTTATTATAACTGGGATTTCTTTGCCAAGCCAAGTGATCTCACCAGAATATCCTGTTCCTAGCATATTATCTGATGTATATGAAACCAAGCCTACACCGAATCCATCCGTGGCCACGGTGAAGACAAGGCCATCAGGTTCTCCATCGTTGAGCACAACGGTAGATTCCCTTCCAATAAACCATGCTCCACTTATGTAATGCATAACTAGGGTGACTTGCACGAAACGAGTTTCTATACTATCACTTCGTTTTATCAGGCATGTTGCCCTAGTAAACTCAGTCCCAGTGTTATTTCTGGAGAAAGCATCTCCATATTTAGGAGCTTCTGCTATATCTGCACCAGCTCCTTCTAAGGCTATTCCAGTAACCTCATTATTTTGAATTGCTTGAGTCCCTGAATACTGATTAATATCAAGGTTATTTTCTACGGTTGTCAGTCTCGCTCTAGCATCTGCAATCAAAACATCTTGTGCCGTTTGAGCAGTATCTATCAAAGTTTGGGTGTAGTAATCAAGTAAACGATTTGCTATTGCTTGCTCAGTTCTTAAAGCTGTCATGGCCTTAGTATTTTCTACACCAGCTTCGGCTTCTGTTTGGTTAGCAATAGCTGTGATTAAACCATCAGCTCCATCACCGCCATTTGTTCCGGTGGCGCCAGTAGCACCTGTGTCCCCGGTAGCACCTGTGGCACCAGTAGGACCAGTAGCACCTGTGGCACCAGTCGCCCCTGCCACCGCAGTTAAGTTTTCAAGTGCAGTACCATTCCACCCTAAGTATAAACCGTCTTCCGCTTCTGGAAGTGCGGTCGGAAGGTTGTCGGCAGATCTAGGGAAGAGCAAAGCTCTATCTAGTTTATCATTAACTTCTTGTAACATTAAGGTTAACCGATCCGTTTGATCTTCAGTAAGTTGATCAGCGGTCGGGAAGTCTGTTTCTTGGTTGATAACTGTTTCTCTATAAATCAATATTTCGTCAGTAACTAAAGGAGCTATAGCGTATACGATCTTTGTAGGATCGGTAGCATCATCAAATGACCAATGAGTAGGGGCTGTTTGTGCTGTCTCAGTCGGAGGGGAAACGGTAGTATCCCTCTTAATAACTTTTATACTTGTGACTTCACCAGATAAATAAGCAAAGTTCAGAGCAAAGTCTACGTTTGCGCCATCCCCTGCGTATTTTATCTGGGTATCTAAATCGGCAATACTCATCGTCGTGCTCCTGTGTTCATTAATAAGTGTATATGATCATATATCTCTTTGTTAAGTTTGTTTTGGATGAAAGGAAGTGCAGTATTTTTCTCAAGTCTCTTTAGTATCTTACCCATTTGTTTATCGGCTTCCCTGGGATCTCCGTCAAGTGCGCTATAGACGTACTTTCCGGCTTCTATGGTTCCCTTAATAGCGTCAGTCATAACCCTTGGTCCTGGTCCTGCCATATCTTTTACGGGATCTCTCCAAATATTAGTTGAGTAATCTACTGACAAGAAATCTGCATAAATCCCGCCCACTCCTGACTTTAGTGCTGTCTCTGCCCAAGTTTTTGGGTCCGTAGCATCAGGCGGCTCTTTCCCATCATATATTGCTCTTAAATAATCTACCCCATAACGTAGTGTGGTGGCGGTTATAACTGCGGAGGCCAGTCTAGTTCCTGACTTCATGTTTATAGCATCAGCGCCCTTTATTCTCATTAAGGTTTTCTCCATAGAAAAAGAGAACGATTTGAATTGCCCCGCTAGTCTAGCGGCTGCCCCTAATGGGGTATTTGGGTTAGATTGCTCCACCCAATGCATAGTTTGGGAGTTTGGTGTAGGTGAAGAAGACTCAGCAAACTCTACAAGCATTGCATTGTAGTTGGTGGCCAACTCATTTCTTTTAAATTTCTTTTGTGTAGCAGATCCGCTAAAATTATCTAGATCCATGTCTAGAATTTCTAAAGAATCTATAACTCCCCTACCGTCTGGAAGTTCAGCGCCCTCACTTTTACTTATAATTGACCACTCATCTGCACCAATACCATACCTATCGAACAGGTTTTTAGTCCCGGTATCTAGGGCGTCGAAAGCGGTTCCTCTATTATTAAACATTATGTGGTTAAAAGCGTTTGCATTTGCTGTCTTAAACCACCTTGATTGCATAGGAAGACCAGTCGCCTTCATATAGAAATCATGTACTTTATCGAACCAGTTTGTAACCAACCCATTCTCATGGAAGTTGGTGTTGAAGGTCGAGTCCAAAACATCTTGTAGGAATACTGATCCTTGGATAGCGGCTTGTTTCTGATTAGGGAAAGTTTTTAGTACAGAGTTTAGACTAGCTCCTACCGACTCAAGCATGTTTTTACCAGTATCGGCTGACAATATGTGAGGACCAAATGCCATATCCGTTCCAGTTGAAAGCAAGGTTTTTGCTCCTAACATAGTCATATTTGCTATTTTCTTAGGGACATTTGCCACATTAGACCAAAATCCAGATCCCTTACCTTTGGATCCGTAAACTGTATTATTGAATTGGCTGTCTAAACTAGCTCTTCGGTAATCAGTCATCTCCACTTCAGACATAATTTTAGTCCAGTTAGCAGAGAAGTTTGGCCCAAGGGATTCAACAGCAGATATTTTACCAGAATCTCTCTCCACTTCGATCATTAAAGAAGTCAGAAGGCTTTGACCCCCATTAACTTCTTGATCGTATATGTGGGCGGACTCAGCATCTTTGAAATGTACTGACCTACTAGCACCCATATTTTTAGTAGAGGATTGTATCGTGATCTCATCTAGATCATCGCTTACGCCTTGTATGAACTTGTGTCCGGTGTTTGAAGTCCTGTTAGTCCAGATATCGTCCAATCGTTTTATAATATCTTCTTCAGTATTCAAGCCCATCTTTTCAAAATCCATACGATCTCTGGCCAAGGCTTTCCATTTGGTTTCACCGTATCTGATCATACCTGGTCCACTATGGAATTGTTTCCCTACTCTATTTTTTTGATAACCAACATCTAGACCAGCTTGATTCTTTACTTGATGTAAATGGTCTTGCATTTTTCTAGCGTTGTTGGCCATGGCGATTAAGTCTGGATCCATCCTACCCATCTCGGCTTCGGATACTTCACCAGCTAATATCTTTTTTATCTCTAAGTCATATTGACCTGAAGCGAATTTCTTAATTTGAGCATTGTCTAGGTTACGAACTAAAAGCCCCATGGAGATATTCTGTAAAGCTTCTCTCCTACCGTAAATGCTGGCGGTTTCAGCTTTGTACTTATGACCACCCTCAATAGCGATTAAGGATTGTATTCCTCTCCAAAGATCTTTATCTTTGAACTCATCTACCTGAGTTCTTGCTCTTTTATATGCTTCTTGGTTTAGATAATTTTGCCTAGCTTTTTGACGAATCTTTAAGGTCATATCCTTAGTGGCGTTGGACAAAGCTATCTCAGGCGAGACACCTTCTCTTTCTGCCTTAGTTACAATATCTTGTATTAATTCATCAAACTTAAGTAGTTTTTTATCGAGGTCTTTCTCACCAAAAAATTGTTTTAAGGTATCCTTAACAATTAATGAACATTCCTCATGAGTCTTTGCCATTATATTACCCTACATTTAGCGTATTCTTCTTGTATTTTTGTGATAGCTGTATCTCTCTCCATCTCTTCTTTTATCTTAACAGTTTCAGCATCCATCTCTACAGGAGTACCGTCCTCGCCAGTCTTCTCTTGGAAGATAGTTTCGACTTCCTGATCTAGTTCAGCTCTCACCTTCTCAGGATCATATCCGTCCAGTGTTTGGGCCATTTCTTCCGAGTCCTTATCATAGGATAGGTCGGAGCTTTTATCGTTCATTTTGGCATCAAAGTCTGCTAACTCAGCATCGGTATGGGTGAAGGAGTATTCAGAGTCAATTAAATCGACAGCTCTATCATCCACGACATCAGATTCTAATACTCGACTGATGTAACCCTCCACATCAGTTTCACTTATCCTCTCTTCTTCAACGGCCTTCCTGATGTTTGCCGCAGTATCCACAAGTGTTTCACCTACTTCTACTTCGTCACCAAAGGATTCTTTAATAATTATATTTGATTCATCTGTGTGGGTGATTGCTTTATCCATAACCTTCAGTATTTCGCCGACGGCATCAGGATTTTTTTCATTATCTATTAAGGTATCCACCACTTGTTGAGTATTCCTTAAGTATTTGTCACCGACTTTTGCAGCCGATTTCATTATTTTGGCCCCACCGTGGATAGCACCTGTCATTATGACAGCTCCACCTACGGCATTCGTAAGGAAATCTTTAGTTGTGTACTCTTCGAAGGTTTCCTCCCTATCTTTCCAGACCAAACCTTCTGCTACGGAGTTACCAATAGTGTTATCAACTGCATCTAAAGCGAATTTACTTGCCCCTTTTAGAGCAACACCTCCGGCGGCTTTAGTAACCACTTTACCTAAACCCCATCCTGTGAAGGCCCCTATACCAAATCCTATTGGATCCGCCATAGAACTTGCGGCACCAACAACAAAAGGAAGTGCAGTTCCCTGCCAAAACCCACTGGCGGAGCCTACAATAGCATCCCTTTTACGTTTTTCTTCTTTGCCATCAAATACGAATTGGGCTTCTTGTGCTGTCATTTCTCTATCAGCATTCAACCCTTTAAACTGTTCATTTAGTTTTGCAGGAGAAATTTTCTCCCCTACTTTAGACAGAGATTCCCTAGCTTGCATCTTAGCAATGATGTTGGTTTCTCTATCCTCAAACCCAGAATCCCAAGCTGATTGAACTATCCTGGAAGTGGATGTAGGCGGAACGAATGCGTTCTCTGGTGAATATGGGTCTTCACTGAAGGGCATTGCCATTACAGATCTCTCCCTCTACCGCTACGTTTTTTCACAAACTCATCAAACTTTCTTGCTTTCTCTTTTTTCACATCGTTTGTGTAGACTTCATTATTTATTTGTTCAAAAGTTCTTATTACAGGTTTCCCCTTATTATCAAAAACAGGGCCATACCTCCCAAGATCGTTCCTACCCATTAAGGTAAGTCCCTCGGCTTTACGGTTATAGACCCAACGACCCTCTGTTTTTAAGGAATCGTTCATTTCTTCTTTAGTAGTAGAAATCCCACTTGGTTTTTTCGGCAACCTAATGTCAAAATCCTTAGTGAAATCTGCACCCGATGTGTATGTATCTATAAAATTCTGAGTGTTAACAGTATTATGTTTTCTGCTTATAGGTATAGTGCCTCCCCTTGATTTAAGGGTAACGTACCTTTTCTCGAAACCTTTCCAGGCTTCTTTAATAGCTGTCTTGTGATCCATATTAGGGTTGGTCACAACTACTCTTTTGTACTCATTATAAACGGTATCGTACATAGCTTTAGTATGTTGGGCCCCAGCCCTAGTACCGCCATCTTGTACGGACATCGCTTCTAGGATAGGATGTCTCGAAAGATCAACTTTGATATCTCCCTCTTTTAAATTTGAGTCCAATCTTCTTAGATCGTAAGCTCCTTTAAGTTCAGTATCCATCAAGTTTTTCACAGCGTTTAATCTATCTTGCTTATCAGGTAATTCGGAAACTACAGCGTATTCTTTTGGAATATCTAATTCGTCAAAGTGTTTGTACCCGGCACCGTTTGTCATAGTGTCGAAATCAGTGATAAGAGCTTCAGCACTTTTATGATCACCATTAGTAATAAATGTTTTAAAAGATCCTTCAAAGTGGTTCTTTATAGGTGCTGACATGAACTCTCTTTGATTTACAGGAGTTCCCATCTGATCATATCTTGAGTTCATAGCGTTCATCATGTCATTGTAAGCTCTAGGGTTTTTTGTTGCCACCATCTCTCTAGCACTTAAAGCTACACCAGAATCGTTTTTAGCTATGTAATTAGCAGGATCATCTTTCATGTCTTTCAACATAGTTTGTCTTTGAGACTCTATGATCTTACCGACCCTACCTTTACTGGCAGCTTGTTGAAGGGGGTCGCTGATACCAGAAGATATTTCTGAGGCAGAAACCTTCGAGTCAACCTTATGTACGTCGAAAGCATGTTCGCTTAATAAATTAGAAGCTGCTTCGTGCGCCTCGATATTAGCTATTAACTCCCGACCAGACTCACCCATCTTGGTGCCGATTTCATTTTTTAAATTGGTTAGTATTTGTTTATGTTCTGGGTTTTTAGGCTTTAAAGTACCCATACTCAGACCGGCAATCCCGTCAGAATATTTACCTTTTACTTCATTAATCCCTTCGGTTTCCTTATACTTAAGTTTACGTTCAAGGCTAGTTTTAGCTTTGGTAACTACTTTAGGATCCATTTGTCCATAGACTCTTCCCATAACAGGATCATCCATAGAATCTAGAACTTCCTTCATTTCAGCAGTATTTTCCCTATCAAGGACACCATTCAACATATCTTTAGGTAGTTCGTTTATCTGGTTACGTAGTACTGCTTTACCCCTAGCATCGAATAGGGAAGAACTTTCTACGGATACCGCTAGATTATTCATCTTATTCATTACTTCAATAGGATCTGCCGTTTGGTACGAGTCCTGAGAAGCTAACTTAAGTTGATTCTTGGTTTCAAAGGTAGCGTATTGTGATTTTTGGAAAGATTCTTTATTTTGAAATCTACTCTCCATCTTTGCCATTTTCTCATCAAATGCCAGGTTTATCGAGTCTCTAGCAGATTCAGGAGCCTTTTCTAAAATAGAATCCCTTCTCTGATTCAATCGTTCCATTCCATCTTCAGCGTACCCGTCGAAGTTTGGTTTGTTAGATCTGTATTCTTCTTCCATTTCTCTATCAAGATCATTGAAGTTTTTAGAGAGTTCAATATTGGATTTAGTATAAGCTACCTTATTGGACTCAGCTATTTGCTTCCTCCTAAGATTCATTAAACCTTCACCCATTTGACCAGCTATTTGTGATACTTGTCTAAAACCAGCTCCTGCCTCTCCAGGTCTTTGAGTGGGAGATATGTTCGCTCTGGTAGATACTCTAGGAGCATCCGATAATGTAGGTATTCGTGCCATCTATTTAGCTCCTGCGCTCATAAACCCGCCGGCCATGGAACTGAATGCGCTCATTTTTCCGGCCGTGTCTGCTGCTTTTGCTCTATCCCAATCGAGATCCGCTTCCAATAGGAGCATGTCTCTCTGGGCTTCGGCCTCCATTTCGTCAACCAGTATTTGTCTTTCTATTTTTTTACCAGTGTCTTCCAGTACTGCAAGGGCGAAACCGGACCCAACATCGATACCAGAATCAGCTAAGGCCCCTATCTGTTTACCCTTGAATGTTTCACCAGATAACCTAGTGAACTCAGAGTTCATATCTGATCTTTTAATTAAGTCTTTTGCTGCCCTACGTTTGGCTATTGCAGAACCCTTAAAAGCCCCTGCTTCAGCTTCACCCGCTTTGTATTTACCCCATGCGGATATAGTCGTTCCCGCCATTGCCGCTACTAAAGGAATTGCCATTATATTCTCCCGTTAATCATAAGCTATCCCCTTACTCACTAACGCTAATATGTTAAGTGGTGTTGGGGTAGTACTTCTAATCACAATTTGCCCATCCGTATCCGGATTATCCATTAACTGAATCCTTTGGTCGGTCGTGGTTAGGTCATCATATTCTACATCTTCAAAAGAAAGGTCAGTTTGGCTTCGTTTATCAATAGACCCTATAGAGAAATTCTTAGTTCTATAAAGTTTTAAGTAGGATTCATGGATCTGCTTAATATCCCCCATAGATGAGCCGAATTGTCCCCCAGCTTCAGGAGGTAATGTCTTAATATTGGAGTCATATTTGTAGCCGAATATAACGTATTCTGAGGCAGCAAAAGTGTAGTCTAATTTAGACCCACCAGCACCATCTGTAATGATATCGATATCATCAACGTACCCAAAGGTGGTGGTGCTGAAATAAGTGGCCGTAACTACCCTGCCAATGAAAGCCACATCTAAACCAGTGACAATACCGGAACCATCTGCTTGTTCATGCACAGCTAAGTCCAAAAACCTAGGCATGTTGTTCATACTGTTGTAATAACCAGTTGTTGATGAGTATACGTATGGGTCTATTTTCAAACTAGTTTCATAATAAGGGATCGTTAGTTTTTCAATAAAGTAGGAATCAGAAGAACCATCATTTCTTCTAACCAGTAGGAATACTTCTTCAATATCTCCAATGGTGTTTTTAAGACTAGTGACCGATATTACGGAAGTAGTATGTCCCGTTTCTATACCTAGAGTGACAGTGGACCAGCCATTTATGCCATATTCAGGATCATTACCTAGTACGTATAGAGTGTTGCTCATAGCAACGAATAGTAATTTATGTTCAGCGTTCCATGTAAAATCCAGCACGTTTTTAGAGTAAGGCGTACTTGTGAAGTTACCATCATTGAAATCATCTAGTTTTACGGATAAATCATCAGAAACCCACGATCCGTTTTCATCGGAATATCTATAAGTTCTAAAGTTTCTTCGTGTGGCCCCTGCGAATACGATATCTTTACCCATTCGAATAGCTTGGTATGATGAAGAGCCGTAGTTTGAGTTTGCTTCAATGGTAAGGGTATCCAACCCAATATTTTTTATTAGGTACTCTCCACCTGTAGTTCCGACTGTTAGAACTCTGCCGCCTGTCATCCATTGGATAGCATTTGACTCGGTAGAACCTACCGGAAGGGAGAAAGGATCCGTACCCACTTGGAGCTCGCCAAAGAAGTTAAGCCCTGATGAATCAGTGGAGGCATCCTGGGTAAGCCTAACTGAATTTAGGTGGAATAAATTTCCTGTTAAGGAAGCCCATACTGTATCGGGGAAGCTTAAGTTCCCTCCCCATAATAGTTTTTGATTTTGATATGCTACTGATTTGGGCCAACCATGTCCAACAATAGAAAGGGTAGCATTAGTAGGATTTCTCCATAGTGATTCTCTCCAATCATCAGTGGCCGTGATATCTCCTGAACCAATAACATTGGAAACAGTAACTATTGTAGTGGAGGTTATCGCCGTTACTATTAATACTCTTGTCGACCCGGCAGATTCTACCGCAAAAAGTGTCTGGCTTGAGGACATTGAGGAATTAAAAAGAGCTGCACTGGCAGTAAGCGTAGACCCAACAAGGGTTAATGTAATAGCACTAAGATTTGGTTCACTCATAGGAACCAGTAAAGTCTGACTCATACCCGCATTATTGGTAGTGTATTGATCAACATAATTTATATCGAAAGCATCTACCGCCGTTCTAGTAATTACTAAAGGACGTTGCTCCCCCGAAACGTGGGTAAGAAAAAGTAAATCCCCTACCTGGCAATAATTCCAAGCATGATTTCCGCCGAAAGTACTAAGGGTAGCTGTATTTGGAGTCCATGTATCACCCCTATCTCTAGCGGTTATTTCTGTGGCACCGTAAATGTTGGCAGCTTTAGTACGATCATTATGGAAAATATGTAAGTAGGTGGCGAAATTTGCCATCGTTATAGTATGGGAGGTTAGATAAATTATGTAACTTTCACCGTCCCCGGCTTGAAAGGGTATCCCTCTATAGCTAGGACGATACGCATTCCCTGACGTAGAAGCCAATGTAGAAGTAATGTCAGCGATCTGAATTGTACCAGTTCTTTTAAAGGCCCCACCTATCTTATCAGGGAGCATGTTGTCCATTTCTTCTAGGCCATTTTGGTAGGCAGGCAAGTCGAAACGACCCTTAAATTTCTCAGAAACCTTTCCGCCTGAAAAGTTATTGTAAACCGTGGTAAATTTTGTCATTAATCCGCATCCAATCCAGTTACTCTAGCATCAAGCCACACATCGGCTTGGAGCTTTCTAGTTTTACTTGTTCTTCCAATCTTAGCATCGTAGAATCTTCCGTTACGTAAAGCAAGGTCGGCTTTTACCGCCATAGATTCACTAAGCCCGGTGCTTTGTTTTAACGGGTAAGCAAGTTCAGCAGCCAGCATGTAGGCAAGAACTTCCTCAAAAACAACGTCAAAAAGTGAAACATCGGTCACATCATATATGTATTTTAGTTGGCAAGTAGAACTATTTATCAGAATGGTTTGACCCTCTTCTTCCCAATCGTCGTCGATATCGACTTCAATAGGTAAAAGGTTATCTGCGGGCAATTGAAATGCAGCTCCATACCCAAATAAGGGAACGGCTACAAGTTTGGCCAATGAAGCTCTTTTTACAGCAAAATTCCATAAGTGTTCACGAAGAACTTTCCTACGTATTTTGTCATACTGGAGATTACAAAGGACAGAGGCTTTAGATGTTTGGGCAAAAGACGCTATCTTCTCTACGCCTATTTTAGAGAGCGCAGAATTACAGATATCTATCTTAGATGTTGCCATTAAAACCTTTTATATAGGGAGAGTTTCCTCTCCCATATTAATTAATTAATTACGTAAGTAATCCAAAAACTGATTGTTACACCAGTTGTTGCTGTAGAGGCTTCAGTCATGATCGCTTCAGTTCTAACAGCCGCTAGAAACTTCTTATCAAGACCAGCACTTCCGATAGCAGCTTTCGCTAAAACAGCAGCACCACCACCATCAGCTTGAAGAACAAATGCGTTAGGATCAGCAACTTCAAGTCCATCAGCAGAAGCTTGGTATCCAAGATCTAGAATCCCGCCAGTACCTAAAGTAGCATCAATCTTAACAGCTGCATCAAGAACTCTTGCGCCTTTTGGTAGCATTGGACCAGTGATAGTATCGCCGATAGCAAGTACTGCACCAGCTAAAGCGTACTCTTCTCTAAGGTAATGAACAGATCCGAAAACCTCGCCATTCTCAATTTTTGCCTTTGGTGAGGCAGTTTCTTTTGTATAATTTACACCAGATAAAGATGCCATAATATTTCTCCAATTTAAAATTTAAGTTTACGGCAGCTCCTAGAAACCACCGTTACTAATTATTTGTTGATTATGCTTCTAAACAAAGAATCTCAACAACTTTTTCTTCTTCCATACGTACAGCACCAACTTGGTGAGCAGCATATACTTGAGTTGAATATCTCTTAGTTGGAAGTTCATCAACTCTAACGATCATATCGATACCAGTTGCAAAGATCATTCCATCTTCGGCCCAAGCAATACATCTTCTTGCTCCAGCGGCGATCGTATCAGACCCACCAGTGATTGCTCCTGTAGCAGCAACAAATGATGTAATAGAAGCAGAGGTGACCGGAAGTCTTTCAGATCTAAGGAATTTAAATCCCATGAAAGTATCTACTTCACCATGAACTAAAGCTCTTACAGTATTGTAATCTGCAGAGGTAACTTCTGTTTCATTCAATAAGTTTTGCTTTTGTTTACCAGAGTAAGCAAGGTACTTAGGGATATCTTCATCAACATCGTTTGAATCAAATTTTTCAAGAGCGATAGTAAGAGTGAAAACGTTAAGCCCACTTGAAGCTGTACCGTTTGTAGCTCCGATTCTTTGGCCTGAAGAAAGTGCAACATTAACTGTTCCTTTCTTCCCGCTTCTTGCATTACCAAGAGCAGCCGCGATCCAAACATCATCTTTGTATCTATTGATACCCATAACAGCAGCTTTAACATAAGCATCGTCTGGGTTGATAAGTAATTTAACTCTATCCATCTTATCGATAAGATCAGAGTAATCTGCTTCTTCAAGATCTAC